ACTGCTGGACATATGAACCATGATGTGGGATTTCGTCAGACTCTTGTGAAACTCATCTCACGGTTTCTTGGAACGGAAGTTGCGAAAGAGTTGAAAGCTCAGTTTCGTCAACGCAAAGTAAAGATGTCTGTGAGTCAAACAATTAAGTCTCCTCTAAAGTGGTTGGAAGACTATCGGAAAATGGAAACGCTGCGGTCAAAACGGTCAAAGGTCTAAGTCTATGGAAGAGTATCGGAATTATTATTTGAAGTTAGCATATGCGGATTGGTTCTATGAGTATTCAGATGACCATCGTGTTTACTGTAAAGGAAGAGATGAAGTCTATGCGTTGATGCGTGAGGCGAATAAGGATGATGTAAAACAACGAATGTATGATGAGTTCTCTAAGTGGAAGAATCTACGGAGAGAGGACAAACCTACATTGAAGGAGTTTGGTTATGAAGATGAGTGATATAAAATTTACTGAACTATATGATGGTAAACAAGCGCTTGTGGATTTTGGTAAGTATGAAATGAGCATTGTGTCCCATAAGTATTCCTACGGTGGAGCACATGGGTTGTATGAGATTGCAATCTTTGAAGGGAATGAACAAGTCGAGTTGCCTGGCGTGACTCGTGAAGGTGATACTGTAAAAGGTTTCCTTACACCAGAAGATGTAGATATCCTCTTGAAGAAGATGTTCTATATCACTGGTAAGAAAGGATTTCAAATCGGAGTTTAGCACAGCCTGGTAGTGCGCTGCGTTTGGGACGCAGAGGTCGTAGGTTCAAATCCTACAACTCCGACCAATAATTATCACATATACATGATAAAATGGATTCCCCTTTGCGTCATAAATAGATGCAAAGGGGATTTCTTTACATGCAACAACAAAGTTTCTTTGCAGGCCGTGATGGTTTTATTTGGTGGTTCGGTGTCGTGGAAGACAGGAACGACCCTCTCGCACTTGGGAGAGTTCGTGTTCGTGTCTACGGATACCATACCTCTGACAAAACCAAACTTCCTACTCTTGATTTGCCATGGGCATATTGTATTCAACCTGTAACATCAGCGTCTGCTGGTGGTATTGGCGCTTCTCCCACTGGCCCGATTGAAGGTTCATGGGTGATTGGGTTCTGGAGAGACCCTGACTTTATGCAAGAGCCAATGGTATGGGGAACACTGCCTGGCATCTCTTCATCTGCTGATGTCCCTACTGGACAATCCCCACATGACTTTTCTTTGGAACAACAACTGGACGCACCAGAGGTTGTCTCTAATACAGCAATCGCAAACGGAACACAGACTGCATTCTCTACACCATCTGATACAACTGATACTGTTGTGATGGTAAAGATTGATGGTGTTGTTCAGTCCCCCAACAATACTGTTCCTGAATCACCTAACAATGTTGAACAACCTGAAGATGGTTTCTATGGTGGTGGAACGACTTATACAGAAAGAGACTTTGCTCCTTCTCGTTATGCGTCAAGACTTGCAACACAGATTAATACTCTTGCACCAGAAGTTCGTGACAAGTTCGCAAATGGTGTGAAGAAGTTTCTTGCAGACAACTATCCTACCTACGATTGCACAATCTCTTTTGCATATAGAACAATGTCACAACAGAGAGAACTGTATCGTGCGTATAAATCTGGTGGGCCGAAAGCAGCATCGCCAGGTTCGTCTTGGCACAACTACGCAGCCGCAATTGATTTAGTAATCATTGAAGACAATCGTGCAAACTGGAGTAATAATCTTTACACTGGTATCGCTCGTTCTGCATTCTCTGGACAGGGACTTGTAAATGAAATCGCAAATGATGCTGGACATTTCTACTTGGGTGCATTTGGTAAATCCCCTGATAGAAGATTGCGTAACGGAACTATTACCCTAGCAGAGTTTGCAGCGGAGAAGGGTGTATCATGAGTTATACTATTGAGAAGAATCGTGTCGTATTTGATGAAGCGCCTAGAGAAGGTGCAGAGGTTGAGATTGTTGTTTCGACAACAAACAATCTTGTGGGGTTCAAAGACCCTCGTAACTTCTATCCTCGCAGAGTCAACGAAGCAGATACAAACAGACTTGCGGTAAATGACTTACGCAACCAACACCCTGTAAACAAATTTAAGAGAGATAGAGTAGATGACTTAACTGGTGAACCTACTCCATCTTACAATGCTGAATACCCTTACAACCATGTGAGGGAAACTGAGTCTGGACACATCGTTGAGTTTGACGATACACCAGGCCATGAAAGAATTCATGAGTATCATCGTTCTGGAACTTTCTATGAGATTCATCCAGACGGAACAAAGGTAACTAAGATTGTCGGTGACGGATACGAGATTGTTCATAAGAACAAGAAGGTTCGTGTTCGTGGTAATGTTGAAATCTATGTGGATGGTGATACCAATCTATACACTCGTGGTAATCTACTTGCACAGGTAGATGAGAACATGAAGTTCAATGTCGGAAAGAATATTGACTTCCATGCTGGACAGAACATTCGTATGTTCGCAAACAAGTCTATCGAACAGACAGCCCAGACAACCTTTACGCAAACCGCTGTTGGGAATATGCAATTCCAGACTGACGCTGATATGCGTGTGGGTGTGGGTGCAAATATGAACACATCTGTATTGGGTAACTATGACTTCATTACGGATGGGGACTATACGGTTTCTGTTGACGGAGACTTTGCAACTTCTATCACTGGTGACTTTGCACTTGACGCTACTGGAACTTACACCGCTGCGTCTTCTGGTAATATGCAGATTGACACAGATGGAACTCTGAAGATTGGTTCTGGTGGTGCAATGGATATTGACGGTTCGACTGTTGACTTGAATACCAATGGAAGAAGTGCGGTAACGATTACACCTATTGTTCCAAGAGCAGTCCCAGCGCCTGCGGTTGTTGGTATCGCACCAGCACTGACTTACGCTGATACTGGTGATGTCGCAAATGGTATTCAACCATTCACGGAACAAGAAGCACTTCTAGACACAGATGGTTTCGCAACATCTATCACTGCACCAAAACAAGCAGAGGTTCTAGAACCGAAACCGTTTGTCGCATTGAAAGATGAGGATGACTTCTTTGCATCGGATGATGAAGAGAAGACTGAAGATGAACTAAGAGCTGCGGTAGAGAGTGGAGACATTCTTCCTACATCGTTCTCTGATTATTCCTACAACGCATTGACAGGAAAGATTAATACTTCTGGTGCATCACGCAGAGTGGTGTCGCAACCTCGTGTTCCAGATGACGGAGTGGAACATGGTGAAGAAGGAAGTTCGTATATCGCAGAACCAGAAGCCGCAGAGGATACTGCATCACTAGAGGAAACACCTATCGCAAACTATGATGCGGCTGGTGATTATATCGGTGGAGTAAACTATAACCTGCCATTGTCTACGCATTTCAATCTTGGACAACTATCGAAATACTCTGTTGTCGCAAAGACTGCTATCCAAACTGGTGGTAACAAAGGATTGACGCAACAAGATATTATCAACAACTTGAAGACACTTGCGGTGCATGTTCTTGACCCTATCAAGACACAGTATCCGAATATGTTTGTGACGAATGCGTATAGAGGAAAGTCTACTGCATCACAGCACAACATCGGACAGGCTGCTGACTTGCAGTTCTCTGGTGTCGCAAAATCAGAATACTACGCAATCGCTCAGTGGATTCGTGAGAATGTTCCACATGACCAATTACTACTTGAGTTCAAGAACACTGGTAGTGGATTGCCATGGATTCATATCTCGTTGAAGGACAGTGGAAACCGAGCGCAGATTATGACATTCTATAACCACAGACGATATGGAGAGGTAGGCAAGTTCTACCAGTTAGCATAATGCCTGCGGTAAGTAGAGTCGGAGATGCACTATCAACTGGACATGGATGCACAGGTTCAACAACTATTGCATCTTCAAACACGGATGGAACGGTAAAGGCAAACGGAATCGCAATTATAGTTGTGGGTGCGCCTACGGTGTCTCATGCGTTTCCTCCTGACCCTCCTTGCGCTCCTCATGTTGCAAATTTGAACGCTGGTTCTGGAACAGTTTCTATCAATGGAATTGCAGTGGGAAGAGTTGGAGATAGTGCAGACGCTGGTGCAATGACTGCTGGTTCTGGTAATGTAAATGTAGGATAGACTGTATAAATAGATACAGGAGATTATAAATGGCCGTAAACCCAAATGCATTTTCAGATGCTTCTGCAACGAATGAGTCAGACAGAAGTTCTAGAATATACAAAGACATTAGTTTGTCGTTCTCAAAACATCCTGTAACTGGTGACATTGCAAAGTTGTCAGATGCAGATGCGGTCAAAAGAAGTGTAAGGAATCTCATTAATACTAATTTCTATGAGCGTCCCTTTCATCCAGAGATTGGTTCTGATGTTCGAGCAACTTTGTTTGAACCAGTATCGGCTCCAACTGCAAACCTCCTTGCAAGACACATTGAGGATTGTATCGTAAACTTTGAACCAAGAGCAGAACTGTCAAATGTAATTGTTCAGGGTGACATTGACTTGAATCGTTATGATGTAACTATTGAATTCTATATTGTGAACTCACCAACTGACTTACAATCAGTAGATTTATTTTTAGAGAGACTAAGATAAGATGGCAACAAAACTACAAGTCACTGAGTTGGACTTCGATGATATCAAGAACAACCTCAAGACATATATGAAAAATCAAACAGAGTTTTCAGACTATAACTTTGAAGGTTCTGGACTAACTCAAATCATCGACTTGCTTGCGTATAACACACACTACTTGGCCATGAATGCAAACATGGCACTCAACGAAGCATTCCTAGATACTGCAACTCTGCGTTCATCTGTTGTCTCTCACGCAAAGACTCTAGGTTATACTCCTCGTTCTGCAAGAGCTCCTATTGCATATATTGATGTTGCACTCAACTCATTCTCTGGAACATCTGCTACGATTGCAAAGGGAACTAAGTTCACCACATCTGTAAACGGAACATCTTATGGGTTTGTCGTAAACGAAGCACAAACAGTAACGCCTGCAAATGGTGTGACTCGTTTTGTAAACCTTCCAGTTTATGAAGGAACTCTGGTAACTGCAAAGTATACAGTGGACAATGCAAACCTTGAAAAGAGATATTTGGTTGGAGACAATCGTGCAGACACAACAACTCTAAAGGTATCTGTTCAGAACTCTTCTTCAGATTCTACTACTACAGTTTATTCTCTTGCGACTGACATCTCACAGGTAACTGCTACATCAAATGTTTATTTTCTACAGGAAGTAGAAGACGGTAAGTTTGAAGTTTACTTTGGTGATGATGTTGTCGGTAAGAAACCAACAGACGGTAACATTATTATCCTTGAGTATATTGTGACAAACAAAGGTGCAGCCAATGGTGCATCTACATTCTCTGGAACTTCTGTTGCTGGAGAAACAGACATTACTGTTTCAACTTTGATTGCAGCGGCTGGTGGTGCAGAACCAGAAACGATTGAGTCTATTAAGTTCAACGCTCCTCTTGATTATTCTTCACAGGGTAGAGCGGTAACAACACAAGACTACAAAACAATTGTTCCTCAAGTTTATGCAGACACCCAAGCGCTTCAAGTGTGGGGTGGGGAAGATAATGACCCTCCTCGTTTTGGACAGGTGTATCTTGCTATCAAAACAAAGTCTGGAACTACTTTGACACAGGCCCAGAAAGATAGTATTGCACTTTCTCTTGACAGATACAATGTTGCATCGGTTCGTCCTACGATTGTTGATCCTGAAACGACTAAGGTTCGACTAACAACATCTATTAAGTTCAATGCAAACGCAACAACAAAAACAGCATCGACTATCGAAACGAATGTTAGAACTGCAATGACAGATTACAACACTTCAGACTTGGGACAGTTTGATGGTGTGTTTAGATTTTCAAAACTTTCTCGTTTGATTGATGCGGCTGACAGTTCAATCCTTTCAAACATCACAACACTAAGAATTGAAAAGACATTTACTCCAACACTGAATGCATCTAATCAGTATGTTCTAAACTTTGCAAATGCATTCTTCCATCCTCATGCTGGACATAATAGTATGATGGGTGGTATCACTTCTTCAACTGGATTTACAATTTCTGGAAATACAAATACACTATTCCTAGACGATGATGGTAATGGTAACATTCGCACATACTATCTTGTTGGTGGAACAACTAGAACATATCTAGACTCTACTGCTGGAACGATTGATTATACAAACGGAAAGATTACACTGACATCACTCAATATCACTGGAACATCAAATTCTAATGGAACTATTGATGTGATTGTTCAACCTAATTCAAACGATATTGTTCCAGTTCGTAATCAGTTAATTGAGATTGATTTTACAAACACAACAATTACTGCACAAGTGGATACGATTGAGTCTGGTGGTTCTTCTGCTGGAACTGGTTACACAACTGCATCTTCGTATTAAGGGTTTATAGATGTCTGGACATGAACCAAAATTAACCAACAAGGTTTCGCCACATATTGATTCCCAACTGCCTGATTTTGTCAGACAGGAACATCCTCTATTCTCTTTATTTCTAAAGTATTATTATGAGTTTCTAGAGGCTGGTGAACTTTCTCTCTCTGGTTCTAATGATTATGTAATTGAAGAAACCATTACTAAGAATTATATTCTTGGTGAAGATGAAGAGAGAGTTGTTCTTGAAGAATCTGTTGGTAAGTTTACAGTCGGTGAAAC